TCTGGCCCGTGAGGGTCTGTAGTTTTTTAATATCTCCTTCAGTCGTTGCGGGCTCATCATCCTACCTCCGGAAGCGTTTTTAGAACGGGAGATCGTCCGGTGCATCCACCTGTGTCATCCCGGACGGATCCTTCCTCGTCTCCTGTGATGCTGCAGGCGCTGGCTCAGAATGATAATCCTGGTCCCGCTCCTGAGCAGAAGAAAGGAACTCGACATCCTCTGCCGTGACTTCCAGGCTCGCACCCTGTGTGCCATCTGAACGAGTATACGTCCGGACAGTAACAGGACCAACGACACAGACTTTCCTCCCCTTGACTAACCATTTCGCGCAGTTCTCGCCAAGCTGTCTCCAGGCAGAAACGTTGAAAAAATCAGCTCCAGGATCTTGGTTCTGCTGTGTCCTCCTTCGGTTTACCGCCACAGAGAACGAGCACACATTGATTCCCGCCGATGTCGTGCGGAGCTCCGGGTCCCTGGTAAGGTTGCCGATAATGGTGAGCTTGTTCATGATTACACCTCCTGTATTCTTTCAATCGGATCTTCCCACTGCAGGCGAAGGCCCGTCTTTTCAAAAGCCTCGTTGACCAGCTCCTGGTCCTCCACGCAGAGAACAACCTGCTTGTCGATCTCCCGCAGGAGATCCGCTGCCACATCTGGTTCCCATCCGTGGTTTTCAACCATCGTTATCAGGATAGCGGCATATACTGTGTGAAAAACAAATTCCTCTGTCAGCTTTTTCCCTTCGGCGAATGCTGCGCGCTTCTCGTTTTCCACATCTTTGAAGGTGATCCCGTTCCGGAAGAGCGCTGCTTTCTGCCGTTCGATCGGACTGGCTTCCATCTGGCGAACGAGCCGGAGATCCTTTCTTGCCTGTGCTCTTCTCATTTCACGTAATGATTTTGCCATTTCATACCTCCTGAACTCGTATGCCGTGTTTCTCCAGCATAAGTTTGCGTTTGATAATCCAGACTGGGTTTTTCCTGAAGCCCTTTGAGTCCTCAACGATCGTCTGGCCGCAGCAATCCACGTACACGAAATCAGCTACATACTCGACCTTCCGCTCCACCAGTTTTCCGTCGTGCCACTGATCCGGGATCAGCTGGAACCGGACCTGTCTGCGAAGATCGGAGATTATTCCGCGCTTCTCCAGGTCCGCAAGGGTGATATACCGGTCTCGCTCCCGGATGGAATCGAACTGAATCCCCATCCACTGGCACTTCTTGTTCCGGTATTTCTGGGTCTTCTCAGTTCCTTTTCCGAACATCTTCTCCGCTTCTGTTTTTGATAATCTCAGCACTTTCGTCCCTCCCGGGTTTGAGATACTTGCAGCCGGTGTGGCCGTTGTGGATAAAGATCCCAAGCAGCAAACAGAAAATCATATTCCCGGAGCTATGCTTGGAATGCTCGCAGGTTCCACAGCTGGCGCCCATGGTCATGCCCTGTTCTCCTCAGCCATCCTGATCATTCGCTCCATGGCCTCCTCCGTTTCTCCGCTGTAACCACGCTGCGTATACTTCTGTGCGGGAAGCGCCCTGCCTTTGCCGTTCTTTTTCGGAGCACCCTTCAGCACGCCTTCCAGATATGCGGGAGTCGATACTCCGTACTTGACGCATTCCTGGATCGCACCGAGCACCTTATCCAGTCCATGCTGCGCATACAGATCGATCAGGATCATCCTGGTTGCATCGTTTCGGGCAAATCCGGCGTTCTCTGCAGCGCTGATCACCTTGTCATGATCGAGCATGATGGCCGCCGCCGCCTCGCGTGTGATATCGGATTCGGATTCTTGGATTCCAGGATTCCAGGATTCCCGGATTCCCGGATTCTCGGATTCCGCGCGCGTACGTGAGGGCTGCGATCCGCCGCAATCTGCTGCAGAGTGCGAATTATCATTTTCTGCTTCGTCTTGGCCTGCTGCATTCTGCGGCGATTTGCCGCAATCTGCTGCAATCTTCGGCGGTTCCGGAAAATGCCTCGTTTTATTCCTGACCCTCTGGTGGTTCTCCCATGTACAGAGGTGAAGATACATTTTTCCGTTTACCTCATAGCGCTGGATCAATCCAACACTCTCCAGTTTATCCAGCGCCTCTGCAACAGCCGCTTTTGTCAGGTTCTCTTTCATCGGAAACAGGTCGCTTTTGATCATCTGCGGGTCTGCAAAATAGCAGCCGTAATCATCTACCGTGACCATGAGGCGATAAAAACACACCTCTTGGAACCAACTCAGAGAATCAATCTCGTTAGAACGCTTGATCGATCCTTTTATCAGTCGGTCTGGCATCTGATCTTCCTCCTACAAATAATTTTTCCTGAATACCGCCATCCACAGCTCGTGGTCATAGATGGCTTCAAACTTCCTTTGTGCCTGCCGCTTCAGCAGCCGGTTCAGGTCTTTTTCATACTGAGCTCCCTTCTTTCCCGTATGATGTTCCTGACAAAGATAGACCCAGAGACCGTACTTTTCGGACAGCCTCCGGTTTGCAAGGCCCGCCATTATATGATGCTTCTCGAGTCCGTAAGTCCGAGGGCACAGGTAGCACATTTTCTCATCCTGGATTATGCTTTTGCTCCCCATGCTTTCAATGCTTCCTCCTGTTCCTTACTTGCCGGGATCGGGATCCCAAGCTGCTGCGCATCATCAATCAGGTAATCGATCAGGCGGCTCATCTCTTCTGTGTCATAGGTGCTGCTTCCGTAATAGGCGAAAACCAATTTATAGCCCGGAATCTTACTGTCATCTATGACCTCTGCGAACCACCCGGTGCCCTTGGCACTCCATCGTTTCTGAAAAGTCTCCACGGCTTCCGCTTTGATCGGGAGTGGTTCATACTCCCCAACCTCTCGGATCGCCTTCCTGTACACTTCCTCTTTCGGAAGCGGTGGCCGGATTGCCTTGCCAATATCCGTGCACAGGGCCCAGCACATTGAGTTGGCATCTTTGCTTCTCTGCTTTGTGGCCTTCTTAATGTCCACGGAGACCGCTGTGTCCTTCAGCTTGTCGTACTCTTCCCGGAAGTCAGCCTGGACAGCAATGGAAATGATCTGGTGACCCTCAAAGTCCCTCGACAGCCCCTTCAGCATCCCTGTCATCATTTCCATCGTCCTCCCTGTGACCGTGCAGGTAAATGATCTCGCTCTGCGGTCCTGCATTCCGGTAGATCCAGTCGTTGCATTTCTCCCGGGATAAATGGGTCTTCAGCACGCGCTTCTCGTAGATGTACTCTCCGGAGGCCTTTTTATCATTGATCCGCTGCTGGATCTCCTCGTCTCCATAGTTGGCCTCGATCATGTACAGGTCGTAGTTCTCTGCGGTGATCCCGTTCATGTTGACCGTGTCCGTGGCGTAGATCATTTTCCCACCCGGGAAATGGATCTTGTATCCGCAGTTCGGAACATCATGGACCAGAGGAACCGGAATAACCTCGTGAAGCGTTTTATTGATCCCGTATCTGTACGCATATCCTGGCTTCAGGAGATCGATCTGCCTGGTAGGCACCCCTGCCTGAGCAAGGGGTGCCACCAGCCACTCCGGAGCTCCAAACCGGACCAGAGGGCGCTCTGCGGCGATCTTCTTCAGCGTGGACGCTTTGAAGTGATCGCCGTGGATGTGCGTCAACAGGACCAGCCGCAACTCGCGGATGAATGGTTCCACAGTCCGGAACGGGACACCACAATCGATCAGCACAGCCTTGTTGATGATCACGGCGTTCCCGGAGGATCCCGTGGAAAGGACCTGGTATTCAATCACAGATCCGCGAGATTAACGCTTTCGGCGGGAGCGGGCGGATCCTCCTGGGGCTGAGGCTGCAGCCCCTCCACCCGCTCTTCCGGAACGTTCACGAATTCGCCGTTTTCGACCTGTACAAAGTTGGAATCTCCAACATATCCGCGCTGCATTTCGATGCTCATGATTCCCCAGCGGGAGATCAGCTGCCGCAGCAGTGTCTTTTTGGCCATGTCGTCGAAATTCTTGTACCAGAAGCTGGAATACTTCCACATGTCCTGGTCAGAGACTTCCCCGGCCTGGATCCGCTTGTACGCCTCTGCGCTGAATGCCGCGGAGAAATTGTCCGCGTGGGCCATCATCTTTTCCTTGGACCAGTACAGGACCTTCCGGAAGCCGTTCAGATACTCAAAATACCCCATGTACCCAACGACGGGGAGCTGTTCCCGGGCTTCGTCGTCTTCAATGAACTGGAACCGCGGTTTCCCTGTCTGCGGATCCTTCCCGAGATATTCGCCTTCCCGGATTTCCATGACGTCGATGTCGGAATACTGTCCGCTCCGGATCGCAAGCTGGATGTATCCTTTATATCCGAGGACGAACTGTGCGCGGCTCTCAGTGAGCGGGATCCATTTTCCATTCGCGTCCAGCAGCTTGTTTCCGGCAGTATCCGTCTTATACAGCTGTTTTCCATCCGGACCCTTGACCTTGACCTTAAAGGGCACCAGGTAGTACTGGCCCAGCTGCGGAGAGGGAGAGAGATTCAGGCTCTCGCCCAGGAGAGCACCGGCAATAATGGTCTGCGGTGTGCACTCCTGCAGAGCCGGGTTCACGGCCACTGCGGAAGTGATGGAAGCAATAAACCGCTGAGCGCGGGCGGGGTCCTGCAGCGTATTGTTGATCAGCTTTTTATAGCTGTCTGTCGTGATTGCGACGGAAAACCGCTGTTTCTGGGCCGTAATGTTAGAGCTGCTCATATTCATAACCTCCCTCCACAAGGAACGCCTTCAGCGCCTTCAGCTTCTCCAGCGTCCCGGTAACCTTGAATGAAGTCGAATACGTTTTTTCGGCCACAGGAGCCTCAGGAACAGGGATCGTTTCCGGAATGGACTCTACTGCTTCCACGACCGCAGGAGCGGCAGCAGGGGCTTCCTGTGCAACCTGGGCGGCAATCATGGCTTCGAGTGACTTCTGCTGTTCCTCCTGAGCCAGTCTGCGCGCCTCCGCTTCCTCCCGGGCCTTCCTGGCGTCTTCGATTGCCTTGTGGCGGGCTGCAACCGTCGACATAGCCGCGCCCAAGTTGAATCCGCGCTTGTATTCGGTCAGGATCTCGTCGCGGTCCTCGTGGGTGCTGATGGCTTTCAGGTCATCCGCAATGTGATCCAGGAAGCCTTTTGCCTGCTTTTTCAGGCTCGCAAGGCTGTCGGTCAGGCCAACTTTGATCCCAGCATCCCCGAGGGCCACGAACTCGGCGTCAATGAGGCTGCTTTCCCGGTACTCGTTGAAATACTCCAGCAGCTTCTCTTCCTTCTGCTGCCGCAGTCCGTTCTCTACCTCGGAGATCTTCTGTTTCAGCTTCTGGTCCGCGTCCTTGTACAGGTCTCCGGCGCAGTCCTTGTAGACCGCTTCGAACTTCTCGTAGGGAGCCATAACCGCGGCCTTGACTTCCTTCCGCCTGGCTTCCAGCTCCGCGTATTCCTTGTTCAGATCGGAACGGACCTTCTTCACGTCCTTGTATGTGTCTTCCGTGCAGACCAGGGAGAGCGCCTGATTTACCCGCTCAGTGATGCTCGCCTTGACTGCGGCCAGTTGATCTTCGATCACCGGCAGCTGTTTGACAATGATCAGCTCGTTGTCCAATTTGGATACCCTCCTTCTTGTTTTTAACCGGAAAACCGGTTATAATAACCATGGTCCAATTGATACCCTCGATTTGACCTCGATCTCCGGAGTGCCCGCTCCGGAGATCACTTTTTATATCCGTGCGGGAAATAAGCGGGATGGTAATCGCTGATCAGCAGAAGGTCCGGCTGATTGGTTGGCCGGAAGAATTTCCGGAACAGCCACTGCCGGAAGGTCCTGCGGTTTCCGCGGATTTTGATGCGTGCCGGGCAATCCCAGTAACGTCCCACATTAGTCATAATCAGGCTCCTCCTTTTCCTGCTCCACTTCCCATGCGTCCTTGCATTCGATGCATTTGTCACATCCCAGGATGTCTGTTCCTCCGTTATAGAAGAAGAAACTTTCCGCTTCAGCCCCGCAGCAGGGGCAGATCACCGGATCATCCGAAGGATAACCGTTCATTTCCGCGTCCCGGATATACGGTGCATCAGGAATCATGGTCATGACTGGTCACCTCGTACTTTCTGATCCCGGTCCGGAGCGCCTTCAAATCCTTTTCCATCCTGGAGAAAGTCTTCTTGAGCTCCTCATACAGCTTCTCGTAGTCGTCCGCGAAGGACCGGATCGCATCGGATTCCGGCTGATCATCCATCAGCAGTGCGCCGCCTCTCAGGTTCTTCGGGATTTCATCGATCCTTTCGACCACGCAGCCAATCTCAAGCCTGGCTTCTTCCAACTGACGAACCCTTTCCCGTGCCCAACTGATCGTGCCCTTATCGATCGTGTAGCCCATTTTGATACCCTCCTTATTCAATTACCCAACTTTTCTTCCAGGGATTACCATCTCTTTCGGAAGCGTCCTGCGGCGCTTGCTCTTGCACGGAATCGAAACATCCCTTTCCTTTTTGCGCTTGCTGTCCTCCCATTCGGTGATCATTTCCTCCGTAACGAAGAGCGGGCATCCATTGGCACCCATCTGCCGCATGTACCGCCTTGCGGTGTCCTTGGATCCGCAGTGGTACCTCTCCACGATGTCATCTACGAAGAACAGCGTCCTGAGCGCCATCGCCATCGTCTCCTTCCTGCAGCAGCTGAATCAGGCCATTCGCAGCGCTCACGAATTCGGAAAGCTCCTTCAGCAGCCGCTCCCGCAGCATGAAGGAATCGATCTTTCCGTCCGCACCGTCCCGGATCGTGTCCTGCATCAAGCCTTTCAGATCTTTCATCTCGCTTTTCAGCGTCAGGATGGATCCCTCCAGTCCGTAAGGCACCGGCTCAGGGACCATCCTTCCGTAGCTTTCCGGATACACAGTGCGCATCCAGGCATCCCATTTGCTCCGGTCCCCGAGGGCGTCGCAGATCAGCATCATTTCCTTGGGGCCAGGGATCTGCACTTCTTTCTCGATCCGGTAAATGGTGGAGGCGTCGTACCCAATCCGCATCCCCAACTCTTCTGCGCTGACATTCTTCGAATTGCGCCAGTTCCGCAGGTCCATTCCTGAAAAAACAGCCATTTTGATACCCTCGCTTTGTCGTACTTTTAATTAGGAAGCAGCGGAGTTGGATTTCATATCCACCAGCTCATCCAGGGAACAATCGAGAACCTGAGCGAGCTTGATGAGAAGATCAAAGCTCGGCATATAGGTCTCGTTTTCCAACCCGGAGATATGGCCCTGTGTAACTCCAACTTTGGAAGCCAAAGCCTCCTGCGTCAGGCCTCGCTTTTTCCGCAGCTCTTCGAGCCTCAGCATCTTTCGTTTCCCTCCCCTCATATTGGATCCGCTATTATTATAAGCTCATCCAATACGTGTGTCAATGGCTCTGCAAATATTTTTTTGCTTGTTCAATTTATTTGTTGTACTTATACTATTCTCGGAAGGTGTTGTTATGAATAACAATCTGAAGGCGTTATGTAAACTCGCAAACATAAAACAGGAGGCTCTTGCACGGGAGCTTGGTGTCACACAGGGAGTCGTTAGCGGATGGTCCAGCGGAAGATACAGCCCGAGCGCAGAAAATATTATCCAGTTATCCAGAATTCTTAATGTTTCTACAGACTGCATTCTTGGACTGAAACCTGTTCCAGATGACTATCCGGATGTTGCCCCTGCTCTATATAATGAAGCAATCAGTACGTCCAAAAATGTCACAGAACGTCCCGGGGATTTCAAACCGATCAAAAAAGCCGCCCCGTTCACAGCGGAGCAGACTGCATATCTGGAGGCAATGGAAGACAGGATTGCAGAAAAGGTCGCGGAGACCTTAAGGGAAGATTCATACTTGTTGAGAGAAACCGGAGACGCAACATAATACCTCTCCCTATCAAGAAGGAGGGATAGGCATGGGTTTCAGATATAGGAAGCAGATTAAGATTGCCCCGGGAGTTAAACTAAACATAAGCAAATCCGGCATCAGCACATCCGTTGGAAAGCGCGGTGCTACAGTTAATTTTTCAAAGCGCGGCACCAGGACCACTTTTGGGATCCCAGGAACCGGGCTCAGCTACTCGAAAAACATTCCGCCCAGGAAGAGAAAGACTGTTGCCATAGACGACGGAGGCGCTTTTGAGAAGATGCGCATCCAACAGGGGCTATCCAAGCGAATGACAAAAGAGGTCCGCAAAGCAATCCACAGAAATCCAAAGCGGTTTATAGGAATGTCGTCCGACGAAGAAATCGTGAAAACGGTCCGGAAAGATCTCAGGAAGAGAACCATCCTGGCCATAATTTTCGTGATTCTCGTCGCAATCTATCCTATATTAAAAGTTGTGAAGTGAGTGTTCGATTATGCCCAGAGAGAAGCAACAGCACCTGAAGCAGCGCAAAGACGGACGATACTGCGCTGTCTATAAGGGAAAGCAGTTCATGTCTTACGATGAAAAAGAAGCTCTGGCCATGCGGAAGGCGTATAAGGACGCCGTGGAAGGCGGCGATTATGTAGAGGAACCGACAACCGTGTTCGAGTATGCCTATGACTGGCTTCCCGTCCACAAGGCGTCCGTAGCAACGAATACATATAACGCGTACAAGAACTACTTGAACAAGCTGGTATCAAAGGTTGGCGCGATGCCCATGAAAGATGTCACGCCGTCGGACATCAAGGACGTGTACAATCTCTTCCTGGGCCAGTCGGCCAGCACGATCCGGAAGGCACGGATGCTCTACGTCGACATGTGGGACTGCGCGATCGAGGACCGGGTCGTCAAATTCAATCCATGCCGATCGAAGGGCGCGCGGCCACATGACGGCACAGAAGGAACGCACAGAGCGCTAACAAAGGAAGAAGATCGGCTGATCCTTGAGTGCCCGGCAGATCTTCGGTTGGCCGTGCTCCTGATGCGCTATGCGGGGCTCAGGCGCGGTGAAGTGATGGCCTTCAACATCGATGACAATGTAGACTTCGAACGGGATATCGTGTCCGTAAAAACGGCCATACACTTCGAAGGAAACAAGGGCATCGAATCTGATCCTAAAACAGATGCCGGAAAGCGGGAGATTCCGCTGCTGAAGATCCTGGAGAAAGAGCTGAAGGACCAGCATGGGATGATCTGCCCGATGAAGCAGATTACTGCCATGACATCCAGTTCCTGGCGCTCTATGTGGAATCATTATAAAATGCAGCTGGAGGCATATATCAACGGGTGCCCGCAGCGGAGATGGTTCCACAAGACGAAAGAATGGATCCGCGAGCATCCAGCCGAATGGAAGGAATATCAGCGTCGGTGCAGGAAGGACCCAAATGACGCGGAGGCATACCGGATGCGAGAATGGAAAAAGGTCACGATCCGGCCCCATGACCTCAGACACAGCTACTGCACCATGCTCAGAGACGCCGGTGTCGATATCAAGCTCGCCATTCTCTGGATGGGCCACGCGGACGAAAAAATGATCCTCCGGATCTACGATCATCCCCCGGAAGACCGTGTTCAGAGGACCGTCAAAAGCCTCAATCGGAGGGTCATTCATATGCAAAATGATATGCAGAACAAAGCATCGGCTCCTGCGAAGCTTGTTAAATAAGCGCTTGAGGTTCTAATCATATCTTACATGGGGTTCAAGAGGCCGGAGGTTCGAATCCTCTCACCCAGACACTTGAAACCCTCGGAGAATAAAGGCTCCGAGGGCTTTTTGTTGCCTTCGATCCTTGTGCATATTGAACGAAAATATGCAGAAAAAGGGGGTTTTCGGCAGTTTTTCATATGCAGAATGATATGCAGAAAGGTGCGGCCCATTTAGCCGCACCTTTCATTGATTTTTTTACTTCCACGGTTCAGCGGCCTCTTCCAGCACGTCAACGATTTTCCCGTAAACTTCGACGTATTTGGAGGCCATTTTGTCCGGAACGCTGGCGGATCGTTTCCACGACTTCTTCCCTCTCGGATTCGGAACGTAGTTTTTCAACGCATGATCCACCAGCATCGTGATCGCGTTCTTCACATCAAAGAGTGAAAATGACGATCTGAGCTCTTCGTATTGCTTAAATCCAAGTGCCCGGACCAGGCGGAAGTATTCAGGCTTCAGCAGCTTGTCCTTCTGAGAAACATGGTCCACCTCTTTGAGCTCTTTCCGGATCTGGTCCAGCTCTTCTGGCGTGAATCTCTCGATCATTTTCTGCGTCCCCCTTCCTTAACCTTGAAAACAACCTCGTGGCCGGGATTCTCCCGGATCAGGAGCTTCTTGACATCGTCCACGGTCATGTTGTTATCCAGCGCAGCCTGGATCACTTCAACCAGCGGTTCCCCGTCCAGATAGGCCCATATGTATTTCCGTTTCACTTCACGTTTCCTCCTACACAGTGAAAATAATCAATCCCGGGAATCAGCGCCAGTGAGGAACCGGTCTCCCAGGCAACGTGAATCTGTCCGGCGTCGTCCACGTAAGTTATCGTTCCCCGGGTCCCAGGCCGGACACCCTGCGGATCCTCCATGCCATCGCACTCAACCCTGGTGCCTGTCGGATAGCACTTCCGGATCAACTCCACCCACTTCTTTGACTTGTTCAGTGCTGCGCTGCGTATCATTCCTCTTCTCCCCTCTCTTTCAGAATCTCCCGGCAGGCCTTAATCACACAGGCGTCGATCATGCAGTCCGCTGCGCCAACCTTCCGGGTGCTGTAGCGTCTCCTGTCGCGGTCGCGGATCTCGCGCTTCAGGTCCTCGCTGCTCAGTCGGTTGTACCGGCGCTTGATTTCCGTGTACTCCACGTTTCAGCCCTCCTCGGCCATCCTTAGCACTTGAATGCGTACTCCAAGACAACGAAGGGATTCAGCACCTCCCAGAGGTTCATGCCGCCCACATCGTGAAGCGCTCGGGCCTCTCTGCGGCATTTCTCGACACTCTCTGCAGAGCATCCGTGCCGGATCATTCTCCACGCAAGCCGGAACAGCTTGTTCGACTCAGCGCTGCACTTCATTCGGAGCGCATGCTCGATTCTGTACATGTCGCTGCGCTCCGTCGCCCGAACCTTCCTGGCCCTGTAAACCGGAATGTCACAATCGCCATTGAAAACATAATCCATCTCGTACATGCTGCATCCTTTCTGCCGGGTTTTAATGCCACCCGGCGAGGTAGTTTCCATAGCTGCCAACGTTAACAGATTTCCTGGAGATCATTCATCAGCTCACTTCCCAGCAGGTCGAGGAGCTTTTCGTACTGGTCCTTGCAGGCCTTGTAAACCTTTCTGGCCCGTTTTTCGTCTTCCGGTTCGAAGCACTCATAGCCGTACTCTCTGCAGAACCAATCAAAGTCTTCCGGGTCATACTTTTCAACGCTAGCGAGCACATCGTACCTGGAAGGCCGCTTGTTGTGCTTCCAGTTATTGAAACTGTCATAAAAGGTGAAGCGGTACTGTTTCCGGTGTCTTGTAAGCACAACCTGATACTTGTAATGCCACATGGCATCACGAGCATCGAAAGGAAATCCCTTTACCTCGCCCGTTCTGGAAATGCTCATTTTGGTTTCCGCTTTCTTCAAAAACTCGTTCGCCTGCATCTCATACTCACTCATTGTCAGCCCTCCTATTCCTCCGGAATCAGACCGTCTTGGAAAGGATAATTCCGTAGCGCTCTTTTGCGACATTGCAAGCCTCTTTGGAAAAATCGGCGTAGGCGTCTGTTTTTGCTGCTTTCCATCCTCCGGTGATGCGTTCATCCGGCTTGCGGTGCCACATGTAGCCATATCCTTTTTCATCATAGACGACATGCCATACGATACCGCGCTTCGATACGAACGAAAATGTTTTGTTCATGACCGTTTCCCCCTCTTTCCTTTCAATCTGTCACGTCGTCGTAGAAGTCGTAGCCGTCGTCCTTCCAGTTGTACATCCCGGCGCTGATGTGGCTGGAAATGTCGATCCTCTTTGCGGAAATCCCATCACCCTTGATCTCGATCGGGCAAATCCAGCGACCATAAATCCACTTGCCGCCAGCCCTCTTGATCTCGTCCTTGACCTTGTAGGTATTGCCCTTCAGGACATATCCAATGCCATTCTTGCCGCACCCGTGTTCTGCGAACCGGAACTCGAGAATCTTGCGATCGGCTTCGGCCCTTTCAGCGGCGATTTCTTCAGCGTGCTCAGCCTCGTACGCCGCTCTCTCAGCGGCCGCCTTGGCCGCTTTCGCCTGCCGCCGGGCCTCGAGTTTCGCCCAGTATTCCGGCGTGTACTCTTTGACGACCTTCGCAACATGCCGCTTCCCGGTGCCGCCGCACTCCCAGCAGACTCGGCCGGTGTTGATCCACTTGTCGCACATCCCGGCGCCGCCGCAGCGAGGGCACTCCCAGTCGTGGTAAATTTTCGTGCCGTTCTTGTCGGTCCTGACATATTTCAGCATTGCCATTTCCGAACCTCCAATCCCCGGCCTTCCCAGGCAGCCGGTCCGCCCGCGGGGCCCCGTCCGGCCCCATAAGTATTGTAACACTATGTACTTAGTATGTCAAGAAAAAGAATTCAGCCTGGAGAATTCTCCAGGCTGATCGGTCAATTCAGCCAGCTTCCATATCCGCCTTCAGGGGCCTGGACCGGGAGATCCGGGATCATCGGAGGCTTAGCCGGAGCGCGGCGTCTGCGCGGACGGTCACCTGTCTTCCGCTCCTCAGTCGGCTCAACCTGGGCGGCGGTGAAGAAGCAAGCCTCTTTCCGGAACATTTTCAGGCTCTTCTCGTCGGTCTCATTCCCGTCCTGGTCCTTAATGACCATTTCTGATCCCTTCCAGATCGGGAAACGGGCAATCGCGTGCTCGCCCTTCTTCACACTGTACCCCATGCCCTTCCAGCAGGCGAAAGTGTGAATCGGTTCTGGTTCCTGGATCTCCTTCGTGGAGCCGTCAGGAAGCTCCATCGTCAGAGTCCGGCCCGTGGAGCCAATCACACCGGCGTTCATGAGGTCTACGCTCTGCCAGAAGATAATCATCGCATTCGTCATTGATTCTCCTCCTCTCAGTTCACAATCAGGACGCAGTTGTCGATGTTTGTCGCACTGCCATCTTCGAAAACAACATAATCGGCGACGTGGCGGCCGTAGCGATCTCTCACCGGGCGAATGCGGTCAACGACTCCAGAGAAGCCGGGAGCAATCTTCCGGCCCTTGATGACCATTGCGCGATCTCCGGCAGAAATCCGGCCATGAATCCGGTTCCACGCACGCCGGGCCTCCGCATCAATGGCCACGTCGTGCCACTCCGGAGCATCGCACTCGCTGGCATCCCAGCGATCATAATCCCGCACCCAGACGCTCACCTCTTCGCCGGTCCGGATGTTGTACAGGACAGCGGTCACAAGGGAGCTGCTGCCACTCTCGGAGACCTTCCTCCATCCGTCGCTTGCCAGCCAGGACATCTCGTGCCCTCCGTTCTCCGGCCCTCCCGGGCGGCCGGTCCTCCCGCGGCCCCTATCCGGGGCCCATAATGATTTTAACACTATGTACTAAGTATGTCAACCCCAAAGTTGTACTAAGTACTATAATAAGTAAAAGATCCGGCTCAGCGGCCGGATCTCATCATATCCTCTCGAATTAGGTCCTTGACGTATTGGTTTTTGTTTGGCTTGCTGTCAAGCCAGGCAAGCATTTCGACATCCTCTGGGACCACATCATTGAACACTATTTTTCGTTGCACCTGGTGCTCCATGACGTATTTCGTATCATAGACGGCCTTATTCTTTCTGGCCTTTTCGCTCAGGCTTTGAGCCATTTTTCCTCACCCCCACATAGGCGCCGGTATGGATCCGGCGGTCCTGGTCGACTTCGTTTTCATCAATCAGCCAGTCCCGGCCAATCTTTTGTGCGGTTCTATAGCTTCCTCGCTGGCACTTATGGCGGACATTGTCGTGATGCAAGCCGTTCCGCTCGGCGTATTCTTTGATTGAGATCAGAGCCATCGGGATACAACCTCCTTTTTGGAGATTGTATCCCGTTACCGGACCATTGTCAAGCTGTCAGATTCAGCGTATCGGACCCGCTCTGCAGGAAGTAGTCAGCATGTGCGACAACCGCATCGTACTTCTTTCCCGTCTTGTCGCCCATGAAGGAATCCACGGTCTGCTTTTCTTCCTGGGTCAGATCCTGGTACTTCTTTTTCCCAAAGGACGGCGGGAGCCAGTTCTTCCCCCTTGCCGCGAAGATGTTGAACTTTGCCAGCAGGTCCATGTTTTTGAACTCGATGTGGCAGGTGCCTTTCTTGTAGAAGGTCAGATAGAAATACTTGCTGTCGACCTTGGAGGCGTTCCCCGTCTTCTGGACTTCCTCCAGGATGGATCTCAGGTCCATTTCCGGAGTCCTGCCACCGTCGAGGTAATTGAATACCTTTTCGATGTCCTGAAGCTTCTCCCTGACGTTGTAGGCCCGAAACTCCGGCGCGTATTTTGAGCTCCAGCAGTCGTAGGCCCGGAGCGGGATGATGACTTTCTTATTCACCGCGAAGGCGTCGTTTGTCCTCCAGCCGTTGAAATAGTGCCGGTTCTGTGCATTTTCATCCCAGTGCCATTTCCTGGTCCAGTCATCGAAGAGATTCATGATCGTGCTCTCCACGCCCTCGGTAACATGGGCGTTCATCTGGATCATGATTTCCTTGATATTGTAGTAGGAGAATTCGTAATTCTCTAGCTCGGCAACCTGGTTGAATAGGTTCGTCCGGAGGTTTGTTGTCAGCTGATCCACAAACTGCGGAGATTCGAACAGCATCGACCAGTATTTGTGCCGGACGGCCTTTACCCAGGCGTTTTCGCTGGCTGCTTCATTCTGGCCCATCGTCAGGCTCATGGCAGCGGAGCGGTTCCCTTTCGTATCACTGATCATGTGAGCGACAGCACGATACTCCCGGATCAGCCGGATACCACTCTCTACCTCATAATTGTACCGGTCCACGATCGCGTCCACAAAGTCAGCCTTTGTCAGCGCTGCAGATTCCTCCGGAGTCATATCGACATACTTGTGGCCAGGACGGAGGCTTTCCAGGACCAGGCTGTCGTTAAGGTCCGCAGCAGGCGCTTTGTAGCTGATCATTGCCGTGGAGACACCGGTTTTCCGCTCGGCGTCCAGGAATTCACCGTCAAGATACTCAATGTTGGCGCCTTTCAGCATGTCCACGAGCATTTCGCGCACGTTTGTGCAGGGATTCCGCAGTGTTTCGACATTGCACAGGGCAACCAGCTGCCCTTCCGGCTTCAGCAGGGAAATGGCCTTCAGAATATGCCTGGCTGCATCTTCAAATGGAGGATTCATGACAATCAGGGAATATCGCTTCATGGTCTGATAGGTCAGGAAATCGTCGTGGACCACGCGCAGCCCCTTGTCCTTCAGAATCGCGCGGAGGTTCGGATCGATTTCGATGCAGTCCATATCCGGGACCTTACGGTTGTCCCAGTCATTGACCGCTTTCCTCCACGCCTGGATCACAGGCAGCGCCAGGTCTCCTTTCCCGGCGCTGGGCTCCAACATGGTATCCACATAGCGAAAGTTGATCCTCTCGACCATCTTCCGGACGAGATGGGCGGGAGTCGGATAGAATCCGCTCTCCGCTTCCTTGCTGTCAACAATGCTCATCAGATCGGTCAATTCGCTTTCTCCTTTCAGGCAACTTCAGTCTCACTGTCATCAAAGACACCATCAACAAATACGATGTAGTATCCGCGGCCATCGTCAGCGCTGCAGCCCCAGGCAATTTGTATATGGCCATCGTCGTAGCTGCTCAGATCGTCAACATAGTAGTGAATGTCCACGCGGAACCGGTTAGAATGGACAACACGCAGATCTTTGAAGCCCATAGCCGCCCTCCTCTCAGCGGCCCGTAAAGCGGGCCGCAATGCTGTTCATCGTTTTCGTGTCGGCGCTGATCGCGTGATTCATCGCGCAGCGGACATAGTTGTCAGGATTCTCTGGAAGGGACTCGATCGCCGCTATGATCATCTTGTACGTGTTTGAGAACAGGCCGCGGTCGTCGTCCTCGCCTTCCCAGGCAGCTGCAAGCTTTCCGTAGAAGAACCGCAGATTGTCCAGCTTCATCTCTTTCCAGGAACCTTTCTTCATCTTTCTGCCTCCTCTCAGCCACAGGAAGCGGCGTATTTCATATACATGTCGTGAACCATAGAACTGTGCACATAATCATGGCAGTGCTTTCCCCATTCCCGCTTTGCCCTTTCCATGTACGGCAGGATGCTCTTTGCTTCGCTCTCGAAGTATTCGCGGATCTCGCTGCGGTTGATCCCGTCAAGGACCTCGATCTCGGCGTGCTCCCGGTTCCAATCGCGGGCCTGTGCTGCCTTTTCCCGGTCATTCACACAGCAGAAGATGGGCCAGAAGCAGACTTTGTATTTAGCGGTGCTGATCCGGCCGCTCTTGCTGATCTTGTTCAGGGAATAATCCGTTCCGCACCAAGAAAGATCCCCGGGAGAATGAGTGACAAAATAAAGCCCGTTGTCGTTCTTGAAGAAAGCGCCAGAAATGCGAACCACATCACCCGTCCTGATCTCGCGTCCGTTCTTGTCCTTCATCATCTTTTCTCCTCCTCTCAGAACGCTCCATTAAACCAGAAGATGTCGTCATCGACCATGACATACTCTTCATCTTCAGCCATGAAAACACCGGATTCGTCAGAACAGAGGCTCATCGCTTCCCGGATATAGCCATAATCGCCGGACTCGATCGCCTTTCTGACCAGTGCCACAACCCGCTCTCTCATCTTCGCTCCTCCCTTTCGGTGCCCATCCAGGGCCCATAATGATTTTACTACTATGGACTTAGTGTGTCAAGCGAAAACTTCAGAAGAAATAAAAAAGCGCCGGTGTGCCCGGCGCCTGGTTTATCTTCTCTTTTTTCGCATTGCTTCCTGGTCAAGGAATTTGATCAATGATAGGCTGCGGTACTTCCTGGAAGCCGCAGCAATCCGTTCTTTTTCCCTCTTGGCGGCGAATTCTGCATAATCCGGGCAGTCGGAATGACACGTAGACGTCCGCTTTGGACAAGCCCTGTCACATGGATTTTTCATCCGATCTTCGCCTGCTCTATGTGCAGTTCCTTTACAAATGCCTCAATCAGGGCCCGCGTTGTGTCTTCAATCTTATCAGGGTCCACAATGTAGCCTTGTTTGTACAAAAGGTCTACAACGTAATGGAGCTTTTCCTGCCCCTGGCCGCTGTTGTACAGCTGTTCCGCCGCGTACACGGCAGTTTTGACGGCGATGCGCAGCATCTCCATCTGATTCCCGCTCAGCTTCTCCTTCGCTGTCGGGATGACGTAGCGCATCAGCAGTCCGAATAGCAGGGTGATCACCGACAGGATGATCGGCGTCAGATCGATTGTTGTGTTTCCAAATTGTAGCATGGTTCCACTTCTCCTTTCTTTTCTTTTCAGCCCAGGCCAAGGAATTTTGTCATGATATACCAGCCTTTCCTGGCGCCGTGGTTCACCCGGCACCAGTTATCGGCATACCTCACGATTTCGACCTCCGTGCCAACAGGCAGCTCATCATACAGGTCACATCCAGCGGATGGACGCGCCCTCATTTTCACCGGCTTCCCGTTATTCGCCCAGACGGTAGCAATGGTCCCGGGCGGAACAGGATCCGGATCAGGTTCAGGTTCGGGCGATGGATCCGGAGTGGGCTCCGGCGAAGGCTCCGGGGCTGGTTCTTCAATCAGGAAGCATTCCATCATCCAGCCTTTCTTCCACTGCCACTGAACATAGGCCCAACCAGCGCCGTTGTCCTTCAACCAGGTCACGGCTTGTCCGACAGGAACCTTGTCAACCAGTGCGGCTTTCATGCTGGCCTTCGCCCGCAAATTGATCGGTTTCCCGTTCTCCGCGAAGGTGTACATGTTTCGGCGTGGATCCGGATCTGGAGATGGGCCAGGATCCGGAGAAGGCGATGGACCAGGATCGGACCCGTAGTCCACATCCTTCAGCTTCCCCCAGTAAGCCCATTTTCCGATTGAGGAATCCGTCTTCGCAACAGGGCTGGTGCAGTGCGTAATCTCAAGCGGATTGACGCTGGTCACGAATCCGATGTGGCTCAGGTTGCCGGGCTCTGTACCATACCATCTGTTGCCTTTATCGGCGTCCGTCCACGGCTTCCGCTTGAAAACAGCCATTCCGACCTGTAGGTCATTGGCGCTGGTGATCTTTCCGGTTTCTGAGCAGTGTTCCCGGAAGATCGTGTTGCAGCCATGGTAAATCCACTTGCCTTGATCCATGTACATTTTGACGAACATACCGGAGCAGTCGATGCCGTTCCTGTCGTTCGTTCCCGGCGACTCATACGGCCAACCGATGCACTCGTGCGCGGAATCAATCATTTTGTTCAGATTGAGCATTAGCCGTTACCCCCCTCTCCTTCATCGTCGTTTACAGAATCTTCTTCATCGTTATCATCTCCATTCACTGGCTTTTTGCCGGAAACGGTACGCGCTATGCCTTTCACACTCAGCTCCATCTTTGTCTTGTCCAGCATGGCCAACAGGCCTTTTTCATACGTCGAGTTCTTCGTGTACGCCCAGGTGTCAAAGATCTTGTTCGCAGTGACGATCAGTACCAGGTACACGCAGGCGATGGCCGTCTCCGGCTGGAAGTAGATCAGCGCGGCGATGATAAGCAGGTACAGTCCCCAGAATACAGCGCCATACCTGGCCAGACGTTTGGAAAACTGTTTTCGCGGATCAATGCGTTTGAACACATGACCACCTCATTCCGTGTCGTCTACATCCATTTCTATCGTTGGTGTTGACAAGAAGTCCCGTCTGTCCATTCGTTTCCTGTAGACCCGCTTGATATAGGCGTATGCTTCCTTATAGACTTCGTTCTGGATCTTGTATTTTTTTACAAGCTCCTCGTATGTTTTGTTCTCCTCGATGATGTGATCAAATTCTTCTTTCGTGTGTTTTCTCCCATTCAGACACGAATTCGAGAAATCCAGGACCAGGCTTCGTATTCCGGACATGCGTTGTTCGTCCACGTCCCGTCGCAGATCCAAGATATCCTTCCGGATGTCCCCTGTTAATCTGTTTCCGATCCACCGGAGGACGGCCGTCACCGGGTGAAGCTTTATCGGCGTTATTTCGAATAACACCGACAGCACAGCAATGATCCATCCCCAGTTCCCTTTTACCCAGGCAAAAATCTCTTTCATTTTTCGCACCACTTCCTTTTATTATGACTCAGGGTTAGCATTCTTGTTGATAATCACAACGGCAGGAACGGACTCTGTGATCCGGAATGTTTCCTGACCGTGCGTTATTTCAAGCACAACGATTTCAGACCTCTCCAGAGGTATATGCTTTTTGCTGCCCGGGAGAACAAAACCGGTGGTCGCTGGATTGGAAACGGACTCGTCCCCACAAATCAATCTGTAGGATGTGACGCCCGAAGGAATGATGATCTCATAGGTTGCCAGGACGCCGTCCAGCTTGTAAGCTCCAGATTCTTTTGCCCTGGTGAGCAACAGTTTCGGAATGATGCCTTCGAGCGCTGCATAGGAAATCCCCGTGACTTCATACTCGCCAGTCAGCGTTTTCCCGTTGAACGTTTGAAGCGTAAGCACTCCGCCAGTTTTCGGGGTGCTCATCAGCTTTTTGCTCCACTCGAGCGGGATGTAGATATTGACAGAATAGGTTCCCGCAGGAACATCCACGAAGCCCGTGTCCATACCGGGACCGAAATACAGTCTGTATTTGTGAGTGAAGAATGTCCTTTCCGCGCTGATTGTCAACACTGCGGTTTCCCCACCTGCGTACGTATCCTTGTCCAGCGTACAGGTGCTTCTTCCGGGATAAAAGTTACCAACGATGGTGACATCCTTGTTCGGCATTGTAAACTTGCCATCCACAATCGTTACATCGTCGGAAGAGTAACTATCGAACAGGTAACCGTTTTGCTCGGTATACGACAAGGTAACAACATCGCCATATTCAGCTGTTCCGCCATAGTCTGATGTTATCTGGCCGGAATTCGCCGGATTGATGCTGTAATTGATCGCTCGCGGAATCTTTTCGAACACAGCCGTCACGGAAATGTTTCCGTTTGGCATGTTGAATTTTCCGTTTGCAATCGTCACGGACGGGTTTGTCTGCCATCTAACGAATCTGTACCCTGTCGCCGGTGTGGCAGAGACCGTTACCGCATCATTGTAGTATGCCTTAGTCTTCCCGAGTGTTATTGAGCCTCCCGCGGCGGGACTTGACGCCCCCGTGATCGTATACTCGTTATGCGTGTAGTTTGCTGTCACGGTGACGTTGCTGGCTGGCATCGTGAACCTGTTATTTGATATGAGATTTGCCGGGCTGCTCGTGAAGCTCTTGAACGTATAGCCAGTCTTGTCTGAATGTCCAACCGTGACGG